TCTGCGAATACCGACTTGTGGTGTTTCTAGACGAATTGCAAATGCAAGAGTTGCTGGTCTACCAGGAATGTATCTCATTACCTGTTTAGTCTGTCTGACAACCTTACTACCAGTAGTAGAGCCAACTTCCATAACCACATTACTGGAAGAGGCATTATGAGTAGCAGTTCCAACACCAACTACACTCTCATCCCAAACATCAGTCTCCTTACCATACTGGAAAGTATTGAAAAAAACTGTTTGGAAGGGAGCGACCTTTAATCTGTTATTGTCAGAAAACTGAGGTCTCCAGTCTGTCTGGTTTCCCCAGTGATCTGCGATATTATAAACCTCAAAGAGACTTCTCTCTTGATTCAAGAAGTCTTGAGTTTGTTTATTCCACTGAGCCATTAGTCACTCCAGGTTAGTTTTTCTGGTTGATACCTTGAAGAACTTTTGATTCTGTTAGATTGTACACCAGGATAAATGTTATGAACAATTGCTCCAGGATACTCACCCTGAATGTGTTCTGCCAAATCACTTTTGCTCATCATGCTACCTTCTACTTCTAGACGGTAGATTTTGCCTTCCCAGACAACATCGGCAAAGAAGGACTCTTGTGCCTGTTCTGGTTGAGAACCACCCATGACGATGGTTCCATTGAAGTCACCGTTGATGGTGATGCTTTCTTTGAGAAACTCGTTAAACTTTTTCATATCAGCAGTTCCACGCTCTAAGGGACTTATTGATTCTGCTATTGGGATCGTTAGCAGTCTTCTTGCTGGTAAGTTTTTTCTTCATACCAGACATTCTTGCACAGAAGGATCTCTTACGAGGACCACCTTTGGGTTGAGGTGGTTTCAGATCACTACCAGGATTCTCTGCTTCATAGGACTTACGTCCTTTCTCATTGAGACCACCTTCTTTGTTCTGCCCCTCTTTCTTTGTCCAGGCAGCAGATTCACTGGTTTGTTTCTTCGCATTCTTTTCCCAGTATTCTGGTCCATAAGAACACTCAGATTTTGTCTCCATCTTTTCGCACTTAGGGCAATATCTCTTCTCGGCACTTTCTTCAACAAATTCTTTTACAGACTTGATTCTAGTGCTTTGAGCAGTTTTGGTCATTGTTCCACTATGAAGTCTTTTATTACCAACACCAGGAATAAACTCCCCAAGCTCACCCTTTGCTTTATCGTTATGATCAGTGTCTCCATCAACATCAGTATCAATTCTCTTAACTGCCTTTGATACCAGTTTTTTCAAATTTTTAGAGGGAACTTCATGAGGAGTATGTGCTGATGCGTGAATTTCATTAATATTAACTTCTTCATTAGTTACATAATCAGCAGCAGTGTCTGCATAATCCGCAGCCTTGGTTAGTTTTGATTGAACCCAGGCTTTCAGATTTCCCTCACCTTTTTTACCCATTTTCTTCTCAAGTCTATTAGCAGCATTCTTCATTGTTGCAAGTTGGCGACGTGCCATTTCAAACTCATGATCACCTTCTTTTTCTTCTTTTGCCATCTTGGTGGCAGTGGCATACATCACGGACTTATAATCATCACCATAACGTGCTTTGAAATCCTTAGCAGATTTCTTCATACCCTTCACATACTTTTCCTTATCTTTCTCTTCACCTTTACTTAGAGATCTCTCTTCAATTGCTTCCTCACCAACGGGAACACAGTTAGGAACCATACGGTTGCCTTTCTTTTTTAAACCCTTAGCGGTATATCCCTTCCAGCACTTTTCATCAAGTGCTTCTTCCTTGTTCAGTTTTGGAAGTTCTGCAGTCTTGCCAAGTTTTCTCTTAGCAGCATCTCTTTCACCACCGACACCACGTTGCATCAGTGCTCTCATTTTTTCTCTTCTCTGCTTTACCTTATGTGCAGAAGAGTCAATCGTCATGTTGGTCTCTTCGGTTTTCACGTTGATTGCCTTCCCTTTTCTATCTGGATTTGGATCTTCACGATTCTTACGACGAAATGCTGCTTCCTCTTCATCCTTGGAGAGAGCACGCTTCATTTTACTGGAACCACACTTTGGTTTAGTGGTTTGCCCTGGTTGCTTGGCACATGGTTTTCCTGCGTATTTGCCACCCAGTTGAACCCAACCAGGCTTGCCATCAGAAGACTTACTCTTGCCAAACCAGTCACGCAGAGAAGAATCACCACTTTTGTTTTCATTCAATGCCATTGTCTGCAACAGGGTAGTATAACTTATTTATTTCTTTTCGTCCATTAGACCTTGCTTAATGAGTTTTTGCAACTCGGCAGTGGTTCCAACAATCAAAGCATTATTGGTTACATGAGATGGACCTTTCTTATCCTCTGCATTCAAATCTTTCAATTTTTTCTGCAAATCAATCAGTTTATCCGTCGCATCAGAAACATTTTTGATCAACTGCCCAGCAACTTCATATGCTCTGGGTGAGTTAGTTTCTTGTGCCAACTCCATCACACCATCTAGAGTTTCCTGTCCTTTCTCAATAATAGAATACAATTGACCTCTACTATATTGATAGTCCTTATCAATATCAGTTTTAGTTAATCTATCAGGTTTTTCTTTCTTAACTGGTGTGGACTCTACAGTCTCACTTGTTATATCCAAAGCTTCATCAATACCATCATATCCAGACATAATCAAATATCCTCTTGTTTAGTGGGACTGTATTTCTTGGAGTCTTGGAAGAATTCGAATGTCTCTGAGAATCCAAAATCATCTGCAGGATCAGCATCAATTGGATCGGGAACTGCAGTGTATCTTTGCTCCCTCTTGGCAACCGTTTGATCTGTATTTGTATACATATCGACTTGAACTTTTCTGATGAGTCCATCGGAGGAATCTGCGATAGGACCAAACAGATAAGTTTTTGCGGTGAAATCAAAGGTATAGATCAATGACCTTCTGCTTGTAAAGTCACCTTCATAGTCATCTTGCATGTTGATATTGTTCAACACGACAGGAATATCTTTCTTCTCACCAATAGCGGAAACTAAATCAACTGTAAGATTAAAAGATGGTTGAAAGTATGGGAGAATCTGCTCTGTAATTTGAAGAGCGTCATCATTCAACTTGCAGAAAGCAGCGAGTTGAAAATTAATGTTATATGGAACAGGATGATAAACTTGTCTAATACCACCACCGTCTGCGGCAACGGCTTTAAAAGTTTTAGTTACAGTGGTTTTCCTAGTAGGATCATATGAAATGCCAGTCATCTCAAATGACATTCTTGGCAAAGTGATTGCAACTGGTTTGCTGAGTTCTGCCTGCTGTTGAATCTTGGCAAGAAACTTTTGCATTGGAGCATATGCCAATGGCACCTTGATATCATCAATAACGGTTCCACTATCATTTCGTTTTTTGATGTGGATGTTATTGAAAAGAGTGCCGAAGGAAACAATGGTCCTTCTAATAATTTCGTGATAATAGTATGTTCCTAACATTAGAAGTCACCAAATGGATTAGTTTCACTGAAGTCTAAAATACTCAAACCCTCAGATTCAAATTCATCATTCTGATCAAATGGTGCGTCTTCATCATAATCGTTGAAAGAAGCAACTTTCCATCTAGCAGAAGATGCAGCTCCAATAATTGCCTCACCAACTTGGAACCTTCCACTATTTATCCCAACCTTAAGAATCTTTGTATCAGCATTCCAATCTCTTACCTTAGCGGTTACAGAAGAAGCCTGTCCAACGATATTTTCGTTATACTGGAAGTTATTCTCTATCAAAGCTCCATCTTCACCAATTCTCAATACATTAATGGTGGGTGCTGCGGTATATCCAAATCCAGTATCAGAGAACAAAACATTTGTAAGAACTCCATCAACAACAGTGGGTTCTACTCTTGCTTGAGAGATTCCTATACCTGACCCAATAGCAATAATTGGTGTGTTGAAATAGTTACTTCCACCATTAGTAACACGAATGGAAGTAATACCAGTATTTGTAATAACAGAAGTGGCAGCTGCTCCAGATCCATATACACCTTGACCACCAGGTGAGGTATTCGCAATACTCGTGATCGTTACAGTTGGTGGAACAGTATATCCAAATCCAGGATTCGATATCAGAATTCTGTCGATAGAATGAACACCTTTTCTTACTGTAGTGATAGCAACTGCCTCAGCAGTTGATCCTGGTAGAAGCGCAGGTGAAGTTTCAATAGTAACTGTTGGTACTTGAGTATATCCAGCACCATCATCAGTCAGAACGATTTTCTGTAGAATACCTGTTCTTCCAAAGTTATCAATTCTACAGGTAGCGGTTACACCTTGACCAACAAGAGTAAGTTCTGTGATATATCCGATTTCTTTAATTTCATCATCGATAACGTCAATACTTGTATCGATGTCTTCACCTTCATACTGGAAGAGTTCACACTCTAATTTGTATGTGTAGTTTGTTCCAAGTTGGTAGAATGGTTGCTCATGTTCTACTCTTTTGATTTCAAATAATCTCTCACCAAGTGGAAAATAAACCAAGTCTCCCTCTCTTGGTCTGCTATCAATAAGCATCTGACTATCATCAACCTCTGCCATAAAAGGTTGAATAAATTCTTCAAATCTTTCTTTAGAAAGAGTCAAAGTAACTTCATTTTGAAGATTGATTCCAAACTTCGTCATGATGTCAGATCCAGGAGCGTATCCCTCAAAGTTTTCAAGGTACGCTTCAATAGCAAAGTTATCATCGAACTTGGAAGTCTCGATTTCTCTAATAATATTATCTTTGCCAAGAACTTTTCTAGGAATATAGTAAATCTCTATCCCATATGTCTTTAGATGTTCATTGATCAGATCTTGTAAAAGATACTGTTCGTTGGCAGAGCCTTGCAAAAAGAATGGATTAAGTGCCATTATCCGATAAGATCAAGGGGAGGAATTTCGTATTCTGAGAGCATTCTATTCTTGATGTCCAGAATTTCTCTTTCGGCATCGTCGTAGATTTCTCTACCATTAAGTTCAATACCACCAGGAAGTTTTGCTCCCTTGAACTTGATGAGGTTCTGACCCCACTGTCTCTTAATCAAAGCAGTTAGATATAACTTTACGAAAGAGTCGTTATATACGTTAGTAAAATCATCTGGATTAATAATTCTGTAGCAATCCAATACAATGTAATCACCAGACACAGCACTTGCCCAGTCGATGTCCATGTACAATCTATTTTGTCTCTTATTAAATCTTAATTGCTTATCAGTTGTCAGAAGGAAGTCAATATCTTCAAGATAACTCTTTGTCATTGCATAGGAAAGAAGACCCTGATATCCAAGGTCAAATGCAATGTCATTCAAGAATAACTGATACTTGACACTGAACATTCCATTGGAAATAGAACTGGAGTCAAATTTAAATACTTTTTCGATTCCAATAATCGAATCTGGAACTTGAATATAGTTACCGTTTTCGTACCAAGTGAAATTAGTCGTTACACCAACAGCAGTCTCGCTTGAAATACCTGTTCCACCAGGACCAGCTCTTCCACGGTCTTTGTCTTCTTCAGTAATTTGATACTTTAAGAAAGTTCTTACAACACCATCAAAATGCCTTTCATGAAACAACTGAAGAGCGTCGTCTACGGCATCATCAATCTGTTCATCGGCAACGTTGATTTCCAGAACAGGGGCACCAAGTTTTCTAAGACAATAATCAATAAGTGATTGTCTACTATTCGGTTTTGCCATCAGAAGGAGCCTCCGTCAAATACGTCTGTCCACACTGGAACACCAGATGCGTTAGTTGTGAGAAGATAATTAGAAGTTGTAATACCACTAGTTGTCGCACCACTGCTGACGATTAATCCGTCACCATCAAAGAATGCGATTCCATTAGGACCATTGTAATCACCAGAATCATAATAAATGCCATCCGTTGCGGAAAGGAATCCGACAATGTTGACGTGAGTGCTGATGGCAACATTGCTACCAATCTCAGAGTTTAGAGTCAGAGCACCCGTCTTGCTATTTATTGTGTTATTGCTAGCAGAACCAATCTCGATGTTAGCTGCTGTTGTAATACCAGAGACTTGTAATGTGTCAGTCTCAGTATGACCTGTTACATCAATACCATCAGCAGTGGTTTCAAATGTCTTGGTGTTGTCGTAGTAGAGTTCTACCGCTCCATCTGTAATGAATTTAGCTTTAGTTTCGGCACCATTTATATTGCCAATAATTACTTCACTATCTCCCCAGATGTTTAGATTTCCAGGTCCAATATCTTGAATAACAGATCCAACTGCAGGATCTGAAGAATGATAAATCTGTAAATCTATATCATCACCAAAAGTTAATTTGAAATCATCAATAATTTCAACTGAATTTTGGAATGTAGAAGCAGCAGAAACAAGAACACCGCCAGTAATCGTTACACCATGAGTAGTGGTTTCAAATTTCTTGACGTTATCAAAGTAAAGATCTACTGAACTATTCTTGTTAAATTGTCCATATACTTCATTACCACCAACATCAGTAATCCTTACATCGGAATCTCCCTGAAGGAAAAGAACACCAGTTCCTTCATCTCTAATGACTGAGTGTGATCCATTATGGAAGATTTTTAAGTCATCAGAGTTACCAAAGTTCAGAACATCGTTGTCACCGAAGTAAACATTATCTTGGAATGTGGCAATACCAGAGAACGTGAAGTTGGTAGCAAAACCAGAACTAATGTTGATGGTATCAAACTCACCGAGAGGAGAATCGACTTGAGTGAGAGTAGCAATTCCACTGGCATTGATGTTTTCAACTAGAGTGTCACCGACAACATCCAGTCTAGATCTTGGTGAGGCTGTTCCAATTCCAAGGTTTTGGTTGTTATCCAACCGCATTCCCTCAGTGCCATCAGTATTGAATCTGATAGTTCCGTCAGAACCAGAATCATCAAGAGCGATCGAAGTATCACCTCTTTGGAAAGCATCAATCTGAACGACCTGTGCCGTCAAGATACCAACAATATTCACATCACCGATAATATTAACCTCACCAGAACCAGCTGGGTTGATGTTTAGATCACCAGAAAGTGTCTCAATGTTGTTTCCAGAAATCGTGACGTTTCCGAACTGACCACTAGTTGGTGTGATAACACTGCTGTTAGTGCCATCAGTAATCGTCAGGGAAGAAAGTGCTTGAAGACTTGTTACCTGGTTGGTAAAGGATACTGTTCCGTTTTCTTGGTCAACGAAGAATGCTTCACCAACTCTGAAGTCACCTTTGTGGTCAATACTGACATAGGAAACTTCACCGTTGTTCAGTTCTGTAACTTCGTTTGCTTGAATAGCAAGGTTGGGATCGTTAGAGAAATCTCCACCAGAACCGATGAAGTTGAAATTAACTGCGAAGAATCTCAGAGTAACACCGTCACCATCAGCGACGACACCCTTCTGACCATACTCAAGAGCACAACCAACAGAACGCATGTCAGCACCAAACTGACTAAAGTCTGCCAATGTGAATTTGGTTGCGGTTCCGATTCCACCACCAGCTTGAGTAATGCGGATATCCTGATTGACGATGATGTCATCAGACGTAGTGGTTACACCAGCAGCACCATTGAAGTGAAGGAGAACAGAGGTATCTCTATCACCCAGAAGTTCTGCTACTGGAGCAGTAAAGTTTGATGTATACTTGCTGACATCTTTTTCAACTCTGAACTCATCAATGTATCCCTTATAAGCACCTGTAGCACCGTCATATTCGGCACCAAGGACCATTGGCTTGGTGCTTCCATAGTCATTGCTATCCGAGTAAGTAGAACCCTCTTGTGTGCCGTTAATGAATAGTTTTGTAGATGTAGACTCTCTGGCAAGAGCAATGTGATAATAAGTTCCAGTGCTCAATCCAGTGTTACCAAGAATGGCAGTCGTAGCACCTACTTGTACACCGATACTAGCACCAACGGAAACGATGTTAAGAGCAGTATCAGATGCTGACCCATTTCTTAAGTCAAAGATTGTTTTCTTACCAGTGATTTCATCTGGTCTAATGAAGAACTCAACGGTGAAGTCATTCGCTCCGAAACCGAATCCACCAGCAGTCTCAGCACTAATAGAATCATTTGTACCGTCAAGATACAGAGATGCTGTCCCAAACTTAGGGAAATTGGTGGAAAGTTGTGCATCACCATTGAAGGTAACTGCCTGAGCAGTTCTATTTGGAAGAACTTCAAATCCCTCGCTCTTACCAGAAATTCTGAAATAAGTGGCATCGGCACTAGCAACAATACCAGTTGCCAGACCAGTTACACCGTCAGTATCAAAATAGGTAACGGTGTTGCCGACTCCAACGTCTGTCGTAAGACCAGTTGCTCTCAGTCTTGTCTTACCATCAGAAGCGAGTCCAACAGTGCCAGACGTACCTTCAATACCAGTTGCAGCAAAGTAAGAGAAGCAGTTTAGGAACTCAACACGAGCTCCGTTTGTCATTTCAATACCCTTACTGTTTGGTACAATAAAAGTACACTCATTGAATAGGAAACCTGCCTCCAGAGAATCACTGGTTACTTCAGAACCATCAATATAAGCACCACCACCAGCAATGTAAGAGGATGGTGGGGAATCTGCTGAACTATAACCATATGGATCATCAGCAGTGGTGTTACTACCAAAGTTCAGAACGGTTACTCTCTGAACATATGGAGATCTCTGCGTAATACCAATTCCAGGAGCATACTTGAATGCATAACCTTGATTACCAGCAGTATCAAAATACTGACCACCAATGGTAAGGTCTTCAACAACAGTTCTGTTGTTCATCAAGAAACCATCTTTCTGCTGAGTAGCAGTGGTGGGCACAATCTTCGTAGCACGAAGACCAGCACCTTTAACTGTCAGTCCCTCTGGAACTGTCAGTGGGAATGTTTCTTCATATACACCAGCTCCGATATTCAGAATATCATTTTCACCAATGTCACTGATATTTGCTAAAGCGTATCCAATTGTTCTCCAGGGTCTTTCTGCTCTGTTTCCTTCATTTGCGTCACTTCCATTTTCGGCAACAAAATAAGTGCTGCCAGGAGCAAACGACGTGGAGATGTTTGCTTCTTGAGGATTTTGCCAGATTAACTTACCACCAGAAATAGTCAGGATGGAGTTAGCGGCACCTACATTGTTGTTGCTGTCATAGATGGCAGTATCAACTCTTACAATCTCACCAGTGACCGTTGTAGCACTGACAATACCACTTCTGAAGGTAATTGCCGTTCCTACGGTTAACGTGTCTGTAATCGTGGCATAGGTGCCAGTCAGAGACGTTACAATACCAGTTGTAATCTTGGCATCAAGAGCATCAAGATTTTCTACATCCAGAGTTGGGATTGTAGATACACCAGTCGTGATGAGGTTGGCAATGGTGCCAACACCAGTGATATTGATATTTCTACCACTTACCTCATCATATACAACGTCACCAATGACGTTGAGGTTACCAGCAACGTAAACATCATCTTGGAATGTTGCTACACCTACTACTGTAGAGGCACCAGATACTTGAATGTCAGTGACAATACCAGCAGTAATGTAGGCACTGGTAATCATGCCAACGTTAATGTTGGCAGCAACTAGATCAGCAGTATTAGCATCAATCGTAGTAATTGTAGCGGCAGTACCGACAATATCAGTAATGATGCCAGCTGTGATCTTGACATCTTTTGCGTCAAGAACTTCGATATCTACTGTATTAATCGTCGCATAAGTACCAACCTGACTGGTTATAATACCAGACGTGATTTTAACATCATTAAGATCAGCAGTTTCAGAATCAAGAGTGGTGATTGTACCAAGACCACTATTGAAATTGGCAATAGTACCAACACCACTAATATTGAGATTACGACCTCTTACCTCATCATATACAATATCACCAGTTACATTTAAATCACCAAGGACATAAACATCGGATTCAAACCTAGCGTCACCAACTACGGTAGATGCACCAGATACTTGAATATCAGTGAAGATACCAGCTCTAAGTGTAAGGTCTGTAGCAACAAGATTAGTTACATCAACGGTGGTGATGGTAGCAGCAGTACCAACAATATCAGTGATAATACCAGCGGTGATCTTGGCATTGACGATATCACCTTCTGTAGCATCAATCGTCGTGATGGTAGCAGCAGTACCAACAATGTCTGTGATAATGCCAGCGGTGATATTAACATCTCTGGCATCAAGAGTCTCAATGTCTACAGTCGTGACTGTGGCATAGGTGCCAACCAGAGAAGTTACGAGACCTGCCGCAATGTAAGCGTTAGGTACATCAAGATTTACACCAATAGAC